ACAGCAAAAGCTGCTGCATAAAAGATCAGTGACTCAAGCTCGAAGGTGAAGCCGTTCCCCATACTGGAGAACTTCTCCCACTTAACAAGCTTGTCTTCAAAGAAACCGAAATGTGATCGGCAAGAATCCATTAGAGCTAGCCAATGACTTGGAATACAGTCAGAGACTAGATCACGAGCAATTGTATCGCTCGCAGATGAAAAATCAACGGTTGCCAACTCCCCAGATTTACTGGAAGAGCGAGCAAGTCGTTGATTAACCTCTTGGTGGTTCAGGTCAATCCCATGTATCAAAAGACGCTTCCGAATCATCGAACCAATAGCTTTCTGAAACCAGAGATTTAATCCGGGTTCTACAGCTATGACTCTATCGGTGAAGGCGTCCTTTGGAACAGTGATTACCTTATTTCCAACCTCAAATTTCGGGAAACCCACTTCGTTAAGGTGGGCCGCCCAAAGAGGATACTCAGCTATCAAGCTGGTGGAGACAAGGCTGTAAAGATCGCGTGTTATCCCAGTTTCAAACTGGAACTTATTGGTAGCTGTAGCGAGACAACCCTTTATCTGGTTGGTCACTCCAGGACCCCAATTGGCCTCATCAAAAAACTCTTTAGGTGAATACCCGACTAAGACGCTCGAAATTTTACGTACGAATGTATTATACATCCATACGTTCGATCCTTTATATAAGGGATCAAAATCAAGGCGTCTAAACCGAGCATTCGTCTGCTTACATAGGTCCTCCATTTCGGAGAACTTAGTAAAGGCAACCGACTTTAAATCTATACCAGTTTTTAAAAAGCTGGCCTTAGACACAAGTTTAGTCGCCATGTAAGCATCACGACACTGGCACATATTACTATATGCCAGTGGGTCGAAAGCCAAACTTTTGAGTTGCGCTGGATCGTCACGAATGATAATCCAGACAGCAAGAGAGCGTGGACAGTCGAGCCCTATAAGAATTTCTTGAATTGCCGAGAGCGTTAGGCCCTCGGGAACGCGAAAGGTTAGAGCAGAACGTAATGGACTGCTCTTACCATGCTTCCTAATTGAATGCATAGTAGTACTCCCAATTTGCGTTGTCGGTTATTAGCCGACAGAGCCTTACATTAGTAAGGCTTATCCAGGTTGACGACCGCTGACGGCAATGGTGACCCCGTTAAATCTGTGGGGACATCATCGCTGGCATTGATCTTTGCAACCATGAAAGAAAGACATTTCGAGAAGAAAGCAGTTCTCTCCGCTAATGTCATCCTTTCAGGAATCACAAACTCCGAATTCCAGATCGCCGTATATGCAACTGTCGGACTCGGCGCAATGCCGTTGTACGTAGCTGCACTAGTGATCTCGAGGATCGGTTGGGAGAACTTCGTTAGCACACGGGTCACACGAGACGTCTTGGTAGGCGCCTTGGATGACAACGTGAAGCAGGGGTAACTGATCTGATAAGGACTAGATCTGTCAACCCATTTCGCGATCCCGTTGGGAATAAAACCCTCAGGGTCGAGATTGCCAGGTGAACCGGCAACAGTCACATCCACGCCGATGGTCGCGCTCAAAGACTTAATGAGCGGAGACGTACCTGCCAGAAGACCGGCAGCATCGAAGAGGACTGACGACGTTTTGATGGGTGCTATAGCAGCCATTTGATTCCTTTAATATATAAAGTTTAAAGATTGAGTCTCGATAACCTTCACGTTTCCTAACGCAAGTTTGCTATTACAAGGGCAACGGCGTTAGCCGCATGTATCAATGAAACGGGGTTCTTTACTTTCGGTACTCTAGCCGAGGGAAAGCTTGTAAGCTTTGTCCGCGTATAATGTATCGATGTACCAGTTCCCGATCCAGATATCTGCTCCTTGCGATCATAAGTCGCATCAGTTGACGTATCTGAGAGGTTATAATCAATCTGAGACCTTTTCTCAGTCCGATAGGCTTTATACCCAGAATGAAAGGTGAGGCCATCAAATGCAGAAGCTGCATTCAAAGCCGCACCAATGGGCAAGAACCAGTCGATAACAAAGGAAAAGGGAATTAACTCCCATCCGAGTGAAATAGGAGAAGTTAGTCCGAGCTGCGAAAACATAGACTTCACTGGGTCACTTACATGGTAATGCAAGCCGATTTTACATTTGGTTCTTGTATGCGACAAACGAGTCGCACACAACTTACCTGGTGTAATTACAGCAAGATTACTTATGTAAGTAGTTGCCAGAGAGCTCTTTGATGCAGACGCGGTGACAGTGAGAATGCGAGGGTTTCTCGCAACGTAGCGGGAATAGGCATTTAGGGACGCTTCGATATCGCTCAGTAAAGGAAGCCAGCCGTACCGATACTCCAACCAAAGTTCTGAAAGGAGTTTCGGACCAGCAAGGCCTTCTCTATTAAGACGACTCCAAGCGTTCTTTATACGCTTTTTTCCTCTTGCGTTACCGAGGAGTTTAACATAACCAGCAATGTCGCCTTTGCGCAGCAGAGATATTAACGTCCCTAATCTGTTCACATTATTAGTGAAGAGACGGAGCGTTTGTACCGCTGTTGCAGCATCTTCGCCAACGTTGGCTGTAGACCCCACGATCTTATTTTGTAATCGAGAGATTACAATATTCTCATCTACCCCAAGATGTCCTGAGGGTAAATCTGTCCAAACCAAGTTAGGAGCGTAATTCGCAGTCTCAATAGTCCCAGCCGTTACTTTGGTTGGCTTATGGAGATACTGGTAGAGGTGATAATAACTACCTCTAGCCATGATTACACGATATAAAGTGTAATCATTGACGGGCAGTTGACCCGTGCGAGCAAGCTTCTTAAAGTTAGGAGTACGGACACCTATAAATGCACGGTATAGTATACGGTAGGTCCCTGGAATGTTACTAGCCACGGACCCATCGATTATGTTTACCGTCTTATAATAGGTTACAGCGTCCTTTAACTCCGG